GATATTGTTAGACCCTATTTTTAAAGCTGCTGAACAGAAATATGAACAACTCACAAAAACTAGATTAATGAAAACTCTTGAAGCTGCACAAGTTGCAGTGGATAAGTTTTCTATGTATTTTCATATGGTTGATTATACTGAAATAGATCCTGAGACTGGTAAAGCTAGATATAATATTAAAGACGGCATAGCTGCTGTTTCAAACTTAGACAAATTAGTATCTGGACTTAATAAATTAGAAGAACAAGTAAAGAAAGAATCTGAAGGCGAAAGCGGAATACGCGGAGACGCTGAAAGAGGATTAATGGATTAATATTATGAATGAATTTAAAGATTGGGACGTAAAGATTGATGATCAGATAGACTTTTTTGACCCTAGTCTATCTTATGAATTAACTGGGTATAGACCAATAACAGAAACGGAAGGATTAGACTTTGACCCTTCATGGTTTATGGAGGTTGTTGATTATAAAAATAAAAAAGGAGTACATTGTCCTAACCCTCCTGGCTCTTATGCTTTTAAAAACTTTTGGCTTGGAGAATATGATAAATGCAAAAATGGCTATAGCGTTAACGGTTATAGGATAACAGGCCATCATTATTTCTTTTTAAACTTTTATAAGCTTCTTAATGCGAATAATGTTGGCAAAGCAGGTTCTGGCCGTGAATATAGCAATCCTAATTTTTGGGCTAAACACTATGAGTATTTTCATTATTTAGAAATGTGCGAATTGTTAGAAAAAGATGCTTGCGCTCTGAAAAGTCGTGGAGTCGGTTTTTCGGAGATTGGAGCTAGCATAGGGGCCTGCACATACTCAGTTGTGCAAAACTCAAAAACAATGTATATTGCCTCTGCTGAGAATTACTTATTGAAAAATGGTGTATTACAGAAAGTATGGGATTGCCTTGAAACTCTTAACCAAGAAACAGAAGGAGGCTTAAGGCATTTGACGCAAAAGAAAAAAGAGCCAATGTGGAGAAGAGCTTCTGTGCTAGATAAACAAGGTCAGGAGTCTGGATGGATGTCTGAGGTATTTGGACAGGTTGTAGACAATTCAAGAAAATTAAGAGGTGTTCGTTTGGAATATTTACTATTCGAAGAATCAGGTTCTTTTAATGGATTAGTCACTGTGTATAATAAATCTGAAGCGCTAGTAAATTTGCTTGGGAAAAAGATCGGAACAAGAATACTCTGGGGAACCGGTGAATAACATTTTCTCCACCTGTTTGTTTTTTTTTATAATATTTTTTGTATATTTGCATCTTAATATTAAATGCGTAATAAAATGGAAAATGTACAAAAACTGGAGATGGCTTTAATTGCGGCTGAAGAATATATAAATTCTAAAAAAGGAAGCATTAGTCTTACTCAATTGCAAAACAAATATGGTGTTAGAAGACAAGTTATTTCTAAAATTTTAAAAAATAAAGGAATTGAAGTTATAAATTATCAAAATCTGTCAAGAATAAATGAAAATATTTTTGACAATATTGATACAGAAGAAAAAGCCTATTGGCTTGGATTCATATATGCGGATGGATGTATATCCAATAATGGATATCGCTTTGAAGTTAGGTTGTCAAAAAAAGATGAAGATCATTTAATGAAATTGACTAGTTTTTTTAATGATGAAGGCAATTATAGATATGCAGAATCAAATGGGCATCAAGCTGTTCATTATTCTGTAAGAAATAAGCATTTGTGGGAAACATTAAATAATTATGGATGTACCCCAAGAAAGTCATTAACTGTCGTATTCCCTGATGAATCTATATTCTCAAGAAAAGAATTTATAAAAGACTTTATTCGAGGATATTGCGATGGGGATGGTTCATTAGGTGTTTATTTAGTTAAAAATAAAAATAGGATGCTAGAGCATTTAAGCTTTTGTGGTTCTGAAATGTTTTTAAACAAAATGGATGAATATCTTCCACGTCATTCTTCTGTATATGAAAAGAAAGACAATAAAATACATGTGATAAAATATTCAGCTTTTAAGGCAAGACTAAACGCTAGATTTATATACGAAAATTCCAATATTTACATGAATAGGAAATATAATGTTTTTGAAAATTTTTGCCGTCTTGAATTGGAAAATTCAAGATTACGACAGAGCAAAAACGGTGAAAGCTGAGATGCTGATACCGTGCTAAATCTTTCTATTTCGAAAGGAGAAAGATCAGTGTAACGCATAGATGCTGAATAAATATAATGCATCCACGAGTGCTCTGCACCCAGGACGGGTGAAAATATATGCTGAACTTATATGAATTCAAATATAAGAACATATGGATAAAAAGCCATATGGGTAACACAATTGGGAGACTCGGGACCGGCCTTGGCGGGTCTTGAAAAAATATTTTTAAATCCTCAAAACTTTAACATACTCCCTTATTATCATAATCATTTTGAGAATGGAGAGTATAGATTAACTGGATTTTTTATTCCTGCTTATAGCTGTCTACCTCCTTTAATGGATAGTAGAGGCGTTACTAATCAGGAAAAAGCTAAAGAGCATTATAATAAGATTAGAGCTCAAAAAGTAAGCACACCACAAAACTGGCTAGAATATTGTTCTGAGTTTTGTTTTTATCCGGAAGAGGCATTGTCTAAACAAGGAGAGAATCAATTTGATCAGGTAAAAATAACAGAACAGATAACAGAAGTTAAGATATTAAAAAATACACCAAAAACGTTAAAGGTAGGGAAACTGACATGGAATTATAAAGATAATTCTGAAGAGATAATCGGAGTTACATTTAGACCTGATCCTAGTGGTAATATCATTGTATTAGAGGAGCCATTAACAGATGACATAGGAAAACCTTTTGAAGGGTTGTATGTCGGAGGAATCGACTCTATTGACCACGCAGAAGGAGACTCCGTTGTAGGTTCTGATGGTTCTAAATTTGCTATAACAATTAAGAAAAGGACATTTGGTAATGAAGGCAACAAGTATGTTTGTATGTATATAGAAAGACCAAAGGATGTAAGAACAGCGTACGAAAATGCAGCTAAAATATTATGGTGGTATGGATGTAAAGCAAACTTAGAAGATACTAAGATCGGATTTAGAATGTATTTACAAGAGCGAAAATTACTTTATAAAATGTTAATGAAAAGACCTGTTTCAGCTCAATCATCTATCAAGCGTTCTTCTACATTATGGGGTACTCCAGGGTCTGAGAAGATGATACAACACGGATTAGATCTCGTTGCTCAATATGTTGATGACTTTTATTTTAATATATGGTTTATAGATATGTTAGAGCAATTACAAAAGTTTTCATATGAAGCAAAAGGTCGATTTGATATTATATTGGCTATGGTTTATACGGAAATAGCAGATGAAGATATGATGGGAATTGTAGTTAAAAAAGATAATCCGATGCAATCAGACTGGGAAGAGTATGGCGAGATTGGTTGGTTTACAGATAGTAGAGGTTATAAATATTTTGGCTACGAAAAGCAATATGACAATTACTCAAGCGAACGAAATCCGAGAATTCATTCTAACATATTTTAGAAATATAGAAGAAGAAGAATATATAGGTAAGATGGAACTAGATGAAGTTAATGGGGTTTACATGATTTCATTGGCTCAAGGAAACCCAGACAGACCTGTGAAAATGTTTATAGAGGCTGAAACGATGGGAGAATTATATATAAAAATAGAATCGGAATTAAGAAGTCGAGTATTCCCTCGTGTAAGATATGGTACATTATATAAATACAAATAAATAGAATGGAAGATAATACGACCAATATATTTGCAGAACTGATTCCTGAAAAAAATAAAGAAGACGAAAAATATATTCAGAGAAAGGCTGACCAGATAATATCTGCATTAGTATACGATAAAGATCATTTAAGAAAAGCTTACAACTATTACAATGGAGTAATGGATAAAGATCAATATCGCTATATAGAAGAAAACTACGGAATTGGGTCTCCAACATCTGTTCAGTTTATTCCTTTGATAAGAAGACACGTAGATGCTCTTGTTGGTAGGCATTTGCAAACAAAGGTAAAACCAAAAGTAACCTGCAAAGATTCAAAAACTCTCACTAATATATTTAGAGAGAAGCAATTAAAAATAAATGAAGAAGTTCATAAAAGATATATGGATCAGTTAAATAATAACTTGATGTATGCTTTTATGGATGAATCAGAAAAGAAATCAAAACAGCCTCCTGTAGATAAAGCCACTGAGCTTGAAATACAAAAGCTTCGAGACGATATAGATAAAAATTTTATATCAGAATATGAGTTGTCAGTACAGAATGTACTTACTTTTATAGATCAAAATAAGCATGTTGATTTATATAACAAGAAAAAGATCTTATATCTTGATTTGTTAATCGCTGGACAATGTTATTACCGAACAACTCTTAAAAGAAAAGGAGAGACTCCGGAGATAGAGATATTAAATCCAATGGATGTTTTTTATGAAAAGAATGCGAATTCTCCATATGTAAAAAATTCTACGAGAGCTGTTGTCAGAAAGTACATGAACAAACAGCAGATTATTACGAAATATGGTCATTTATTATCAAAAGAAGAACTGGAGAAACTGGATTCAAGACTTGAAACTACTACTGATTATAATAGCAATATTGTATATGTAAGAACAAGTGAAGGTTCTCTTGTATCTAATTTAGGCGTTACAACTGTTGATTCGCTACAAGATTCTGACAAGACAAATCTGTTTAACAACTATTACGCAGTTTATGAAGTCGAGTGGATTTCTAATAATAAGTATAAAAATGATAAGGGAGAGGACTGTTTTAGAGCTGATAGATACGAAGCGGTTAGAATAGGTAATGATATTTATATAGAGCTTGGTAAATCAGAAAACACTATTAGAAGTGCAGAACATCCTGATGAATGTTGTTTATCTATTAACGGTATAGCTTATTCCGATAGAAATGGAGCTCCATATTCTTTAGTATTAGCTACAGCAAGTTTGCAGGATAAATATAACTTATTATTTTATTATAGAGATGCTTTGATCGCAAGCTCAGGTATTAGAGGAGACTTTTTGGATGTATCTAGGCTTCCTGAATGGCTTGGTAAAACTCCACAAGAAAGGATATTAAAATATCATGCTTATAAAAAGAAAGTTGGAATAGCTTTAATAGACACGAATCAGCCAGGAGATGGTCAGCTAAATACTATATATCATGGATATGATGATACTGTAGATGGAAACGCTATTAATGCAATACAACAAGCAATATCTCAAATAGAGGATACTTGTTCATCTATAACGGGAGTGTATAGGGAACAGCTTGGTGGGATCGAACAGAGAGATGCTGTTACAAATGTGCAAGTTGGAATTAATCAATCTACTATAGTCACAAAGCAGTATCATCAAATGATGGACAATATTACAACTGAGATCTTAATTGATATGGTTAACATGTGTAAGATTGCTTATTCTGAGGGAATGATTGGATCTGTGATACTTGGTGATAAACTTCAAAAAGTATTTTCTATTGATCCGTTATATTTTTCATTTACTGATTATGATATACATATAGCTGATAGCGGAGACATTATACAGCAAATGACAGAGATAAAGCAAATATCATATGAGTTAATAAAATCTGGACAAGTTGATATAGATGTTGTGTTTGAAGCTATTACCGCTGAAAGTTTAGGCGAAATGAAATCTGATATATTAAAAGCTTATAAAAAGCGTAGAGAAGAGAATAATCAATTGGAACAAGCTACTCAAGCTGTTCAACAATATGAAAATCAGATTAAGCAATTGCAGGATGAACTTAATAAAACTAAAAACGATTTCGATCAATATAAAGCTAAAGAGATAGAGCTTAAAGCTACAAAGATTCAACGTGATTATGAAATCGCAAAAGAAGCAAATGCTATTAAAAACACGACAGATTCTAAAAAGATGGAGAATGACGCCAAGAAAGTAGAGCTTGAAATGGCTCAACTGTTTGACCAAAATCCTTATAACAATAAAATAAAAGACTAATGAATACACCTAAATATATTATTATACATTGTTCTGCGACTAAGGTTACTTCTAATTTTACAGTAGAACAGATTATCGATATGCATAAACAGCGAGGATTTAACACCATTGGATATCATTATTATATAACTAAAGACGGAGTTATTCATAAAGGAAGAGATGAATCTATCAATGGAGCGCACTGTTTAGGGTATAATTCAAAATCTATAGGCGTTTGTTACGAGGGTGGGCTTGATAAAAACGGAAAGGCAAAAGATACTAGAACTGACGCGCAAAAAGAATCTCTCATTAGTTTGATTAAGCAATTAAAAGGTAAATATAAAATAGATAAAGTAATGGGAC